CGAACTTATCTAGTTGCCCCAAGAGCTGTTCAATGTAGGGGATGAGCGCGGTGAATAACTTCTGCCTAACACCTTCAAACGTCTGCTCAATCTTCGCCCATGTCTCTTGGAACTTCTGAGAGCGAGCAACTGCCTCAGGAGACACGCCGGACCGGTTATACATCTCCTGTTGGAGTGCTTTAACCTTTTCAGGGCCTTCCATCAGCAGGTTGATGGTGGCTGCGTCCATGCCTAATCCGGCACCGTATTGACGAGCTAACCCAATTGAAAGATGACGTTTCTGGAACTGCTCAGACACTTCTAAATAAATTTGCCCCATGCTCTTGGCTTTGCCTTGAGCGTCCACTGCAGCAATACCAAGCGCATTCAGAGTGTTGATCGCCTCAGTACCACCCTTACCAATTGAGAAGGCGTAGATGCTATCTGAGAGAGACTGCATGGACCCGGTAAGGCCTTCCGCTGTGCCACCTGTTGCCTTAGCGGTTGTCTGCCATGCATCCAATTCGCGCGCAGACATGTTAAGTGGGGCAGCAGAACGCCCCAACTGAGCCATATTATTGGCAGTGCCGATGATGAGGTCTTTCATTCCCTTCAGGGAAAGCGTGATACCTATCAGTGCCAGCAGTTCATTGCGAATTGAGCCAAAGAAAGCGCCTGCCTTCTTGCCGTTCTGCTCCATCGTTTTGGCGACATCAGTTGACTCATCTTTAGTCTTCTTTAATCCCGCGCCGACTTCTTTTTCACCCTTTTGAAAATTGGTTGAATCAAGCCCGAGGGTAACAATCAGACTGTCGATTACTGTCGGCATAGCTAGTCCTTGGGCTTGTTGATAATGAACTTGTTGTGATTATCAACCGTGATTATCTCCAGCATTTGCCATAGGTCAGACACACCGTAAACAGTGTCTAGCTCATTGAGAGTTGCCATACGAGAGGAAATCACGGTTGCGATAGGGATTGGAACGTTGAGGTACTCGACAATGCCGCCGGGCGGTTCAGGCCTGAAGTGGACGCCGTAGTCTATTGCACGACGGCTTTTAAAAAATCCACATGCAGGTCAAAGATGGCTTTGCGAAGCTGGACGCGAGTCTTCACTTCTTCAATGTCATCTTCGATTAACGGCCGAGTCAGATCGGGACGCTTCGGATCAGGCAATACTTTGATGCAGGCAAACATTTCATCCAGCAAAATTTCAGCATCTTCCATTGGCAGCTTCATGACCAGATTCAGGCCGAACGAAGCAATAGCCGAGAATCCCGCCTTTTCGATGCCTTCTGGAATATCGATCCCCGAACGACCCACAGCAAGCAGAGCGCGTAATGCCCACCGCTCAGCCTGTGATGCCGACATTTCTGTCAGGATGAACACCTTACCCTTATCTCGACCGGCTTCCTTGACCTCATACTGTGCAATTTTACGAGCCATTAGTAGGGTGCTCCAATTACAGACTGCCAGCGAATTACGAAAGGCATGGGTTGCAAGGTTTTCTTCACGTCAGAAAATGATTTATGGCTAATTAAGAATCCCTTTGTAAGGGTGTATTTCCTGCTGATAGCTGGAAGAGATATAGCTGCATTGGCTGTATATTTCTCTCTCGCAATTGCTTCTGCGCTTACCCATGTTTCAAAAATACTCAGAGATGGTGAGTCGGGCATAATAGTGATGGTTTGGTTTACTGGATTAAAGATAAATCCGCCACTCAAGTTCCCATCTATACCCATTACAGTTTCGCCAGTTTCTACAGCATCAACCGTAAAGGCATCATCAGCCGACCAGCCCTGAATAGTTTGAGGTGTTGTGTAAAGATTAGTGATCGCCAACGTAAGAACGGAGTTGGCTGAGGTAATAGTTGCCATGTTTTAGTGCTCCGTTATTGGATTTCGATTGAGGCGATAGTGATTTTTTGGATTGCTCCGCCATCAGCGTAATAGAAGGTGATGGAAGGGCTGGTTCTGTCAGAACGAATCGCCGCCGTAGCCGGAACGATTTGCATATAGAATCCCTGAGTAATGATGTTTTGTGACACATCAATCCCGAGCGCCATCTGCAGTTGAGCTTTTTGTGAATCTGAAAGGGTTGTACCTGTACGGATTGCGCCAAAGTTTAGGCCAGAATTTATTGGGTCCATCGCCGCTGAGTAACTCAGATCATAACCTTGCTGGTTGTACGGAATGGAATTCACGCTTACCAGTAGGTTAATCTGCGAAAGCTGAAGGTTTGCATTTAGCCAGATCTGGTTAACGTACGAATCGAACCATTTATAAATTCCGCTAACTGAACCCGGATACAAGAAGTTCCAGTTCGACGCTGATGTTGCATACGTACCGTAGTAGTTATACCCATTAGAAATCAGATTTGAGGCCACTGTCGCATCAGTTACAGATGGAGACAGGCCAGCTTGAGAGCGGAATGCGAATGTTATGCGGCCATTCAGCCGGTCAAAATCAATTGACGCCATTGTGCCGAGTACGAACGCGGCATGAGTTACATTGCCGTAAATCGGGAAGGAACCATCATAATCATTCACACCAAGTGCATAACCCCACGTATTAGTGGTGCCAGAGATGGTTGCGTTGATATCAGAGTCATAGCCGACGTATGCATAACGTTTATTCGTGCCGCTAGTCCATGCAGAGAAGGCAGTTTTATCAGCCAAATTCGGTTCAAACATCGTTGAGAAACCGCCCCAGTTTTGGGTGATTTGGGTGAGTGACTGCATGAAAGCTGAAGGGGTAGCCGCAATCGCACCTTGAGAAAGAACAGCGCCTGTCGCATTGGTGAACAATAGACCCGTAGCCAGCGTGCCAGTTGCGTAACTGATAGTCGAGCTTGCACCGGTTGTGCCGGATGAAATGATAAATGCTGATTTCACCGCATCATAAGTGACAGTTTCACCTAATGCTGTGCTGATGATTGTTGCTGCGTTACTGAAGCTTGTTGCAGATGTCAGGGTGATCGTAGTGGATGTAGTGACAGTGCCATCTACAGTCACAATCAGGGTTCCTGAAAGTAGCTTCAATTGACTAAGCGTCATGCCAGCTAAGCTACCACTGCGCAGGTAAGCGGCCACATTTGCTGCTGGGTATTGAACGAAGTACAGCAGACCAGGTGTTTTTGTACAGTTCGTGAAGCCGGTGAAATAATTTAATGATGCATTGTACTCAGCTGATGTAGGCCCGAAATAGGCAGACACGCCAACTGGACTGGTAAAACTTACGGCAGTGCCAATCGGCACGTAGTTTGTGTTCGTCAAAAGAACACCATTCAAATCTACGGCAGCACCGGCAGCAGCAAGTACGCCCGGATTAACCTTTACTATTTCTGATGCAGGGATTGTCATTGCTTTATGCTCCCGGTGGGTATTTAGCGCCGATTTCGACTAACCCGATTACGAGTTGATCTGCGAAGTCCTGAGGTACGGTGATCACAGGGTTAAACTGAAGCATGACGTCCACAGTCCAGCGGTTTTCAAACTGCTGCTCTGCGTTAATCATGGTTGTCTGATGAGGTTCTCCAGCGTAAAGCGGCTGGATATTTAGCGTGTCTGTCGTGAGGTTCTCGCAGGCATAAGGCGATCGCCAAAGCGTTGCGATGATATTAGCCATGTCCTGAGCGTCATCACCGTAGCAATCCAACTGGCAGCGCCAGAGCGTGGTACGCGAGTTCATCTGCGTACCCGTGCCGGAAACTCCAGTGTCGTGATAACTGGTGTGGTTTGTGGACAGGCCTTCAGTACTGATGGGTGTCATCGTGATGAATGAACCCAAAGGCATTGGGTCGAGGTTTTGCTGAGACAAAAACACTTCTGTCGTGCTTACGATGGGCAATAAAAAACCGCGCAAGGCGGTTGTCAGGGTGTCTTGTGTAATGCTGATGGTTGCTGTCATGTGACCACCTGCAAGGTAACGACAAATTTGCACCAGTCAGGCCATTCCTCCAGCGGCTGAACAATGAGCCATGTTTCACCATTGACCAGCAATTTATCCCCTCCCTTACCCTTCAGACGATTCACACCTTCGAAATTCCCATTGACGTATGCCGCCCTGAGAATTCCCTGAAGGTTTAATCCGTCTACTTGCTTGAGATCGGTATAACTGAGTGGCTGAAGCTGCACGCTAACGTCAACGGGATCGTTATATGCTGGCGTTTTCTTGCCTGCTGGAGAGGTAGTAAACGTACCGTTTGGAACCAGCATCTGCGCGGGAACGTGAGGGTTAACTGTACCAATTGCACCGCGAACTATTCCGTGGAGGTTCATGACTTCACCTCATAATCTACTGAGTTAAGCATGTGACCCGAATCAATTAGTGGGTTATCAAAACCCTTTTTACGATACGTTGACTGAGCATTTATTGGCTCATTGGTATCCCTAATTGACTCCTGTAGCTGGCCTTTAATTTTCTCTCCCATAAGCTCAAGTGACTTGTTCCCGTCATAGTCATTTTCTTTGAGTATTTTTGAGAAATCATCACCCCATGTTGGCGACTTGGCAGTGATCATGTTTCTAAAATATGGCCTAGATGGAATCGTAATTGTGTGAGCAGGGATGGTTACTGTTTGCACGAAATTACCCTTCCCTTTTTTTACGAATTTATTCCCGACATCGCCGTTTTTATTTTGTTTGAATTCCAGCTCTTGGGTTCGCTCAGGTATGTTTATTGACCCACCAAACTCTTGCACAGCAGCCACCATTGGCACGGGAGTACCATCTGGATAGGTCGCTCCTTCAAGAAAACCAACAGTTAGGTTTTCTCCTTTACTCAAGTTTGCAGCTATTGAAGCGAGATGCTCTTGCAACTTATTACCACCACTTACGGAAGAACTCATCAGAACCTCCGGCGAGGAAAGTAGAAGTTTGGATAACCTGATGGTGACGCACCTGGAATGTAGACTGCGGTTCTATACTGCGCGGTTGCCTGCCAGTAAGCAGCGCCGTATTTCGTCTGCATGAACCACGCAGAGTTCGCACTCGTTGGGCCCATGTCAGTTGATACGGAAACAGAACCTTCTGAAGCACTATTAACGCGCCCCACTAAGGGGGAAGCCGCTTCGCCATTTACACCAGAGTTGAGAGCAGCAACGTGAGCTGTAAGCATGTTCAGCAATACCGAACGCTGCCCAACATCGCCTACGCGGCTGCAATCTGTGTTATCGAGGTAAATCGTTGCTTCGGCAAAATACGCATTTAGCAACGTTGATGAGACTGTGGTGAACTCGGGATAACGTGCGATAAATGCAGCAGAGTCAAAGACAACGATACCCATCGATTAGTCCTCTGTTTTTTGAGTAACACCCGGCACTGGATTATCTTGTGGCAGACCTTCTAGACCGGTTTTCTCAGCAGCCTGTTCAGTTGCTTTTGATGCAGCGCTTTTGGTGTTCGCCTGAGCAAATACCAGTTCGTTTTTCACGAATGGCTGCTCTGCATAAAGCTTCAGAAACTCATCAAAGACACCCTTATCGACGCCCTCTGTCAGGCCATAACCACCCACGATGGTTGTGGAGTTCGCGCCGTTAAGGGTGACGGTTTTATCCGCCACGGTGAATTTCAAGCCATGAGGCAATTTGCAGCCTACGGTTACTGTTTCTGCCATGATCAGACCCCTAACATTTGAGCGATTGCCAGTGGCTGCTGGAGGATGGTTCCCCAGGTGCCGCCGGATTTTTTCTGTTTGAAGTCGGATAGGCCAACCACTACAGGGTGAGCGCGCATCTTCTCGGTGAAGGCTGCGTAACCGGTGTTTTGACCATCGAGGTTATCGACAATCAGTTGAACCAACTCGCCAGAAGTGGTGCTGTATTCCACTGCTGTTTCGATGGTCAGGTTAGGGAAGTTTTTCTTCAGCTGATCAGTAACGTTCACGTTGTACATGTTCGTTTTGGTCAGATTCACTTCAGCAGTCGGTGACATGCAGAGTTTCATCTTCGCATCGCGTTCAACAACACCTTTGGTTTGGGAGATAAGCTGTTTGTACAGCAGCCCAGAGATATCGTCATAAACTGCCTGGCCGTCTTTGGTAGACCACAAAGTGCCGCCGCCAGTACCTGTTGCTGCCGGAGTAACTGGAGTGCTCAGTGATGGGTCATTCAGCAGGCCGTAGTTTTCCAGACCAGCAATACCGAAGAAGTACGATTTGTTCTGGAATTTGTTCAGGGTCAGAGCTGAAGCGGTGTTTAACTCAGCAGCCCAAGCGATACGACCAGCGCCGTACATTTCCAGTTCACGCTCACCCCAGCGGGTGATTGTCTGGTAGTGATATGACTGCCGGTTTACCCAGTTAACGTTCGCGTTAACTTTCCCGTTATTCGAGAAATCACCGTATGAACTTGTTTCACCGGTACTTTCTACGATTGGGAACATTGAGGTCAGAGTTGTCCAGTCACCCTTTTTGGATTCGCCGATAATCTCAGCGGCTTTCATTGGGGTCACGATGACGCGGATCAGGTTCGGCTCAACATAGTTGGTCATGAACGCCGGTACGCCGGAGTTGCTGACAGTTACCATCGTTGGCTGAGCATCCATCGCGAGTTCATAATCTGAAGCCAGGGTTGGATCCAGATAGCCCTGAGCTTGTGGCATCACAAGACCGTATTCGCGTTCAGCTTTACGCTTGTGCGCTAAAAATTCTGCATTATTCATTGTTAGCTCCAGGTGCCAATCATGACGAGTTCGTTAGCCGCTGCTGCGCTGCCAACTACAAAAGGTGTTTCGATGTAGCCAGAGATGGTTGCACCTGCTGCGCCGGTTTGGACTTGACCAGTTGTCAGGGAGGCGAACACCTTCTGACCTACGGTTGCGACTGTCGAGGTGCGAGCCAAGAAGTCACCGCGAGTCATCAGCGTCACTTCGCGACCGGGTTGAATCAGCATGCTGGACTCAGCCAACCATGTGACGATTGACGCCTGACCTTCTCGATGGACAAAGCCAGAAGGAGCGCCAGAACCGGCATTACTGACTACGCCCGCTACTGCCCACGCAAAGCGACCGACAGTTACACCTGAAGTGCCGGTGACTAAAGCACCTTCACCAGCCAGCAGGGATGCGTTAGGGTTCGCACTTGCGAAGTCACCCTCGACACCCGGCGCTGGATATTGATTAATTACGCTCTGGAAACCAGTCATGGTTAGCTCCGTTTCAATTTGGTGGCTGAAGGGAAGGTTTCATCCCAAGATTTTTCAGCTGAGGAATCCATAGCCAGTCGTGGATATGAAGGCCGCATTTCTTTTTGCGATTTCGCCATCGAGATCAGGCTAGGGAATGCCGATGGGTGAACGCCTTTGTGCTCGATTTGAAGTGAGTCCATTGCGAAACGATAAATATCGTCTGCTGAGTCCATTGCGATAACATCTCCCACCAAAGGCTTCACATCAGCTTCAGCCCTGCGAATCGCATTGAACTTGTCTACAGCGCGTTTTTCAGCGGCTTCAGAAGCTTTTTTGATAGCTGAGTCCATTGCGGTTTTGTTTGACTCATCTTTACCGTCTTCTTCTTTTTTATTTGCAGCATCTTCTTCATCAGCTGCAATTTTTTCTTTAGCTTCTCGATCTTTCTTTTCTTCTTCAGTTTCTTCGTCTTTAGCCACTTTATTTTTGGCCTCTTCTTCAACTTTTTCTTTCTCGTCTTCTTTCTCTGCTTCATCAAGCGCCAACATAGCCTTACGCACAGCGGCGTTGATATCCGCATCTTGTGCGAGAACAGGTGTCAGCGCTAAGCGGATGGCCGCCTCTTTGCGTTTACTCATTGTTTGCAACTCCAGTGGTAGTGAATCACCGACAACTACGTCGTTTCCTGCCCTGCCATTCTCGACAAGGGCTACATGGTTCCCGACGATGTCACGCATAACGCCGTCAAAATAAACGCCGTCATTAGTTGTGCCGGGGGTCATGTCAGCTACGTATTGATACGCAGACGACAATTCTTTTTGTTCTTCACTCTCGATTCCCGCAATGGCCGAGTTATCCCAAATAGAAAGGCCGTTAGTGAGATACAACCCATCAAAAGCACAGCTCGAATGAGTTACTCCTACACGGTTAACTCTCGGTGGATCGTTGGGGAAGTCGGGGGTATGGATTGTTTGGTGGATTGGTATGTGATTGAAGGTATTGGCAGCCTTTTTAAGCTCTTCAGGGTCTCGATAAAGCATATAAAGCTTGCTAGGGATGAGGCCCAAACTATTAGAATTTGGGATTTCCCTGCCGTAATATCCGCAGACGTTTGCCTTGCTGATATTACTTACCTTCACTTGAAGCCTGCCCACGCTGTCTAGTTCGCGCACGGATGCGCGGTCAAACGCTAGCCGTTCGATAGTCATGTTTATCTCGGATTTCAAGCATAAAAAAAGGCCGCCTAAGCGACCTGATGGTTAATCTAAACCGGGTATTACAGCGGACCATGTACATCGACAGTTGATTGCCTCACCGGGCAGCAGCCACTCACCGTCAAGCAGCAGCCCTTTCGACAGGTCAAACTTGGTGCCGCTGGCTCTTACGTGTGAAGGTCGAGGCACTTTCCCAGCATGCGAGTGGTGCCATATCCCCTCTGTGATACCAAGTGAGGTTTGTCTGGCGACCTGCATAACTGATGTGGCCTTGTTGTTCTGGTCACGCGCTATCAATGCTGCACGACGTTTTGTGATGCCGTATCGCTTCTGTAGCTCATCAGCCAGATAACCAAGGTCACGACCACGCCCTGCTGATTGCATCACCAGAGTCTCAACCTGTGTGAGGTATTGCTCAGGTATCGACTTAATCAGGTTAACGTTCTCAGCTATCACAGCCTGAAGCGCGTTATTCATGGGCTCGGTCATCTTAAATTGAACGGTGACGCCGATATCTTTAAAAGCTGTCGATAGCGATACGTCAGAGTTAACCATCGTGGCATCAGCAAACTTTGCAGCTAACTTGTCAGCCATATCGTCAAAGCGTTTCGTCCAGCGTTTAGCGAGCTTTCGAAACGCGGACTGAAGCGCTCTTACTGGGCTGGCGTCCTGAGCTAAGCCCGACTTGTTGTAATCAGCCTTAACCCAGTAAGTCACAGAGTCATTTAGCTCTTTGACCATTTTATCGAGCTTACGTCGATACCATGACTCAACTCCGGCATTAGGCCTTACCTGACGAAGCACCACCTGGTTGGTCGCCCTCGTCTTCTTCGTCGTCTTCTTCATCGTAGATTTCCAAAGAGTGATAAGGGCTTTCAGGGTCAGCAGCAAGGCGTTCTTGTGAGTCCATCGTGGAAATAGATCCACATCCGATAAGCACCGCATCCGTGTCAGCATCCATCTTGCGAATAGTCGCCTTTTCCAAGTCACTCATCTCAAATAGAGGGATGAATTCGAAATCAATGTCAGGGTCAATATCGCCAAATTCTGACAACTGAATGACGTCCATCACCCGCTTCAGGTTTTCCCGGAACAGGTTTTCTTGGTCAGACTTAATGCTGTCGTAAAACACGCGAATTTCACCGTCACTGGAGGCGTTTAAACCGCTCGGTGTGATGCCTGTAAACTTGACGAGAGGAATGCTGCTTACTGCGCACATCTGCTCTTGTGATTGAGCCTGTAAAGCATCAAGGCCATTCAGCGGGGTATTTAACTGAAAGAACTCTTCCGTTAATTGGTCAACGGCAAAAACTCCTCGGTTGTCGCGCATTCTATTGAACAGGTCTAGGCGGTTAAATAGGTCAGCGCCTGTCGGGTCACCCTGTAGCGTGGCGGCCATGTTTGTCTTCAGGCCAGTGAGCGAGAATGAGTGAACTAAATCACTCACACTGTCACGGGTGCGCAGCCAGTTATTCACGTATGGCTCTGCAATCTGAAGCAGTGACAGGCCACCGAAGTTATATGCTGCTTTAAGAATGTCCGGCACATCACGGGATATGAAGTTAATCATCCGGCTTGAATCGACCGTCTTGCCCATTACGAACCACTGTTGCGGCACATAGAAATCAGGGTCTAGCGGGTTATCTGCGTTGTAAATGCCAGGATAGGTCCACATTGGCTCGATGCATTGAAAGCCAATTAGGGAGCCTTTGGTGATTTTCTTGTCAGACAGGAACAGCTTTGACTGAAGCTCTACCGGATCCATCCACGCAGTCGTCCCTTTCGGTGACTTCACGTTGATGTAAATTTGCGAGCGCCCAAAGTATCCATCGTGCTCGGCAGCCTCTTTAAAGCGTTCGCGCACGTGGTACCGTTGCAAGGCGTCTTCCAGTTGCTGCATGCGGTCAGTCTTATCGTCATCACCTACGCAGCGCAGCTTTATCCATTTACGCGTCATCTCCTCTGCCCGGATGCTGACCATCTTGCGATATTCAGGCAACTGGGCGAGTTGAGACAAATACGGATAGCCGGGGAATCCAGAATATCCCAGTGCGATATATGACTGATTCAGGTATCCATAATCCGTGGAGTCCATCGCCATCACGGCGGTTTTAATCTCTGCGGGGATGACTCCTGCTGGCGGTTGGTACTGCTCAAACTCTTTCTTCGCAGGCCTTGATGCTGCCCGCCCAAGAGCCGCGCTGCTGACCAGTTTCTTGTATTCCACCGGCTTTGGCTGCTCAGGTGGCAACTCTTTTTTCTTGAATGGCCACATTATTAAGCTCGCTTCAGTAGTTCAGGTGAAATGCGGATTGGCTGTGCGCCGGAGATGAGGCAGTCGTCAATAGCGTCCATCCATGTATCCAGAATGTCATCGTTGTCGTGGCTATCATCAGCGGAGAACGCAGCACACTCAGTCATTGCTGTCATTACCCAGCCTGTAGAGCCTGCAATGGTGTCGTCGTCGTAATAGACGTGAGATATCGCTGCGCCAGCCTCGTTGTGAGTGGCTGGCACATAGACTTTTCCGGTTTTGATTTGGGGAATAACGTTCAGGCAGCGGACAATCTTGTTCTGTCCGGCACCGCGTGGAATTTCATTTACTGGGATAGCTTTGCGTTTCTTGAGGGTGGTGATCAGCCCTTGCCCCGCTTGCTTATCCTCAATGGACATCTTGGTAAGTGGTCTAGGGTGGTAGACATTAAACGGCTTCCACTTGTCCCATAACTCTTCAGCCTTAAGCAGCAGGTCCTCAGGGTCCCAGCGTCCACGCTCAACGTCGATGATGTAGAGATTCCCATCAACCCCCATGCCTACCAGTGTGAAAACGGTGTAGTCGAGATAGTCCTCAACCTTACCGCTGTTGGTATCGACATAAATCGCACGAAAGCGCAGAGGAGGCAGCTTGGTGTAAGTCTCAAACCAACTGGTATCAATGATGCCGCCAGTCAGCGCCATTGGATTCTGTTGGTACTGTGAGAGGAATGTATAACGGTCTTTGTCCCATAATGAGACAAGGTCGTTCACATCTTCCATCTGCGGCCAGTAGGACCAGTAACGCTCGCCGGATACCTCTACCGAATCGGTATCTTTAACCGTGTTCCAGCAAAGTGAGCGCCAAGGCTCATCCAGAGACTGAATGTATTTCTCGTTAATCAGCGCAGGTATCGCAACATGGTGAAAGTTGACGCCCATCCCGCCAGTCAGCATGAATCCTGTAGCGTCGTTGGTGTGCAGGCGCTGCTGAATTGATACGAATGGTGTTGGGTGCTCTTTCGACTTATCGCCGCGACGGGAGCGGATGGTGTT